CTACCGCCGCAACCGTTCCGGCTTCTTCCACTGATAAGTGTTTTTCGCGCTCTCCCTCCGTTGTTGAGAACGGCGACGGTATGCCAGCAACTCAAGGACTCTGGTTCGTATGTTGCGCATATCCACGCCGTTAAGCTCAATACCATCACGGCGCATCACCTCAGCAACAACACACGCGTAATTTTCGGCTATCACGCTGTCCGGCTGCGTGGCCTCCTGTTCGCCAGCCTGCTGGCTGATTCCGGTAATACTGCGGATTATCCCGAGCGCTTCGGTCTCGGTCATGGTCATGGCCTCCATAGTGATGGCGGGTCCTCCTTGTGGGGTGCCCTGCCACGGGGCGGGAGCATCGCGGAAAAAGGCTAGTTTTTGCATTTTTATTCGTTATCACCACCAATGCAATATATTGATATGACTTGATGTTTTATTTTTCGGTGTCGATTTCGATTGTTTTTTGTTCATCACTGACGCATAACGCCCACCAGCGCAACGCTGAAAGCCAGTCAGTAAACTGGCTTCGGTCATTGTGCACTACGTTACTTGTCTTTATCCGGCTGAAACTTATCAGGCACATTTCCGGTAGTTTCCATCAGATAATCGGACAGCATTCGCGGGATGTTTTCATCAAGTTTTGTGCATGCGTTACAGGCTCTGACAACTTCTTTTTTCAGGCCATCCAGCATGGCGGGGGTCATCTGTGGGAAGCTCCTTTGCATAGTAAGCGGGAGGCTGTCCATGATTGATGAAATCTGACTCGCCAGTTTTGAAAGCGCGTACATGCAAAACTCTGTATCAATCACGTCACCGCGATCGCGCTCGTTTTTAAGTTCCTGCGCCTCCGCCTGTGCTGTCAGTAATCTGATCCTGACTCGTAAAAGTTCATCATCGTCAATCTCGCCTTTGTCGTTTGTAATCTGGCTGATTGCATTGTTAACCCGATTATCTATTACACTGGCGACATCATAAAACGTCTCACGGCCCTTACGCTCGACGGGAATCACTCCCCACTTATCGAACGCAGTGGCGCTTACTCGGCAGCTTTTCGCCATGTTTTTTTTATTCATCAGGTGCGATTTCATCAATACCCCCACTTAATTAATGCTTCAGGTTGGTGTGTTGGTGTTATCTTTCCATTTTTATTCATAGAGATAGAGCGAACAACAAAACCACCACCACCAACCCGAAAAGGCTCATAAATAGCGAAAATCCGCAAGGTCGACGCCCCGTAACGGGTCCACATGCCGGAAAGGACCCATAAAAAATAAAGCCGGACTACTCCGGCTTCGTCTCTTCATGTGGTCAGGGTTTTATGCTTTCCGTACGCCCGAGGAACTGGCATTTTTCAGAATAATATTATGCCCTGCTGGTGGCTTACCGTTATGCTTATTTTCTGCCTTCATGTTTCTGCGCTCCTGCTGTTTTTTCTTCATCTCATCCAGTCGCTTCCCCGCGTTCAACTGGTGCTCCTGTGTCACCTCCCCGCACGGATGGCCTTTCAGGTCGTAACGCACGCCACCAGCCATCAGGGAACGGTAATATCGCACTGAACTGACATAATACGCCAGCGTTGCGCGAAGCGCTCCCTGACCTAATGAAATACCTCTCGCAGTAATATCCTCCATCAGGTCATCAAATATGCCAACCTTAAGCGGTCTGGGCGATTCCTGGCTGAAAAGTTCAGGCCAGAGCGCGGCAAGGCGTTCAACGCGTCTGATATTTTTTTTCCGGCTCTTTTCTGATTTGCGTTTTGCTGCCGTCTTCTGTTGTGTTTTCTGCTCGCGGCTCTGCTTTTGCGCTGGTGTGGTTTTATCCGGCTGTTCAGCCTCCTGCGTCTTTTTCTGCGGTGTGCCGTATATGCCTTTTGGTTTTCGGTTAATGGTCAGCTTTGTCATGTTCTCCCCCTTTGTGCTGTTCCACCAGCGGCATCTGCTACCCCGTGTCGCTCCCGCTGGTGTCGTGTTTCCCCGCCTGTTAATAACCGTCATCATTTACGTTATCAGGGTAATCACGCCATATTTCATCAGTAAGCGACGGTAGCCCCATCTGTTGTATTGTCCTGTCTGCGGCCCTTCTGACTGCGTGAACATCATAACGGTTTTCAGGTATCGGGCGCTTTGCCTTCCTGATACATTCCCTTGCTCTCATTGCCGCAAGTTCTCTGTGCCTGTCTTCCTGAAGAGTAATCATCACATCCTGCCACCTTCTGGCAGCCCGTCGCCACAGTCCCCTGCTCTCGAGTTCTTCTGCTGTCGCGTCGCTTATTGTCCGGTTCTTCGGTGTGCTGTTGTTCATGTTGCTCCCCGCCTGATTCAGAAGGGTATATCATCTCCGTAGGGGTCATCGCCTCCCGCTGGTGGCTTATTCCCCTGTGCGCCTGTGGTTTTGCGTGTTTTTCCGCCCGGTCGCACTGTCCGCGCACTGATTACGCTGTCTGCGATAACCTGCCAGCCCTGCCGCGTTTCCCCGTTCTGTCCGGTCCACTGGCTCACCTGCATGTTACCCGCCACGCTCAGGAGTTCACCCTTGCGGTGCTTTGCCAGTGCTTCGGCCTGTCTGCCAAACGCCAGCACAGATAACCACATCGTCGCCGTTCCGTCATCTGCCTGGCTGCACGGAAGGGGGACCGCCATACTCGCCATCGCCATTTGTGTCCCCTTGCTGGTGGTCTTTAACTGCGGGTCAGCCACCAGCCGCCCGTAAGCCGCTATCTGTGCTGTCATGCTGTATGCTCTCCGGTTTTAACGTTGATGGTTGTCACCTGTTCCGCTCCGGCAATCTCCCGTTCTGTCAGCGTGGCAAAATTTGCCGCTACCGTTGTCATGAATGCGCTTATCAGTTCGGGATGTGCTTTCGCGTATCCTTCTCCCGCGCTGCGGTCGATAATTTTTATCGCCACCCTCAGCCAGTGCTCTGTAAGGTCAATGGCGCGGTTATGTGGTTTCTTCTGATTATTAAGTTTTCCTGATGTGTGCATTTTTATTTTTACCCCCTCGTTTAAAAAGTTTTGTGTTGTGGTGCACCTCCTCTACCTCTCTACACAATCATCTTTCAGGTCAGTAATGGCGCGGCTTTCAGCGGGGTAGAGGGCTTTTTTGGCCCTCTACCTGCCATCTACCACCCCCTCACAAATGCCCTGAATTATGGTAGAGGGTGTAGAGGGCTTTTAAGTACCTTCTACCTGCCATCTACCCAATCTATCAACATGAAATATATGTAATTATTTTCTTAAGGTAGAAGGGGTAGAGGGCTTTTGTCTAAAACTATAAAAACGCGTCGCAGTCGTCTGTTGTTGTCACGTTGGTTTGCGTAACCCCTTTAATCCTGCGCGTTATATATTCATGTCCGTAAACTTTCGCCGCTGGCTTCATGGCCTTGCTGAACTCAGCCACGTTCAGCGGTTTGCTCCTGCCTGCATACGCCATAAACGCCAGATAGACGCGGTAAAGGCTGTTTCTGGTCGTGTACTTCACGGAATCGCCACCGCCACCCATCATCAGGCCACGTGCTTCCTCCAGAAAATTCAGGAACTGGCAAAACTCAATAACCGGATCCGTTTGCTGCTTTATCGCCAGTGCTTCATCACCGTCACGCTGTTCCAGTAGTAAAGCCCGCGCCTTTTCAGGGTCTGCAAAGTTCGCCAGTAATCGGCGGATAATGACGGGGATTTCAGCCGCAATCCTTTCCGGTAGCTCCCTGTCTTTTTCAGCCTCACTGACGATATTGTCGAAACGAAAAATCACGCGACGACGTGCCACACCTCCGGCCCGTTCGGTGAATATCATCGGGTTATTGTTGGTCGCCAGCACCACCGCCCTGATTACAGCCGTGAAACGCTTTTCGTATTTCGGGTTAATTTCCACGGGGTCACCGCCCGTGATTTTCTTGATGCCCGTTCCTTCGCCTGTATATTTCGGCTGGTCTGCCAGGACGATAAGACGACTCCCGACAACCTGCGCACGCCCACCAGCATC